GTTCCTGCACTAGCCATCAGCCTCCTTGCAGTTGCTAAATCAGCTGCTTCAGTCCAACTTGTACCATCATATTGTTCTGTTAATCCTGTGCTACCTCCTGGAGGAAGTTCCCCACCAAAAGCTAAAGCAAAGGTTGATGACGCTGGGCCTCCCCCTAGACCTGATCTAGCAGTATTAATGTCATTAATTTCAGTCCATGATGTTCCATCCCATGATTCTACAACGTCTGTCTTCCCAGGAGGTCCAAAGTCTCCTCCAATGGTTAAAGATGCAGTTGCTGTACCTGCTTGTGCCATTTGATCTCTTACTGTATTTATATTTCCAACTTCTGTCCAACTCGTTCCATTCCACTTTTCTACGATTGCAACTCGAGCTGCTCCTGGATCTGCTGTATATCCACCAATAACTAGGGCTGCGGTTGATGTACCCCCTCCGCTACCAACATTTCTTGCTGTATTTAAATTATTTCCTTCTGACCAGGCCGAACCATTCCAAGTTTCAGAGTTAGCTGTTCGATTATCCGGAGGAGACGTTCCACCGGTAGCCAATGCTGCGGTTTGAGTTCCTGCACGACCTCGTAACCAAGCTGTTGTACCCATACCTGTAACCTCTGTCCAAGTTGAACCATCGTAAGTTTCCGCTTTATTATAATACGTACTAGGAGGAGACGAATATCCTCCAAAAGCTATANCTGCGGTTTGAGTTCCAGTTCCTACTACACCATATCTTGCTGTGTTTAAAGCGCCTCCGGATGACCAAGCTCCAATTCCCCCTGTATATTTTAAAGCGTTTGATGTTGTATTGTACCAAATTTGTCCCGAGTTATTTGTAGGATCAGAACCCAAACTTCTAACTTTGAATCCTCTAATGCCTTTATATTCAGTCATTTATATTTATCCTATGGTAATGTGTATTTTACGGGTCTTGAATTTCGGCCTTGTTCTTCTGCAGATAAAGCATCCCACGCAACTTGCGCAGTTTCTACTTCAGCATCCACAATCGCTTGAGCTTCTGCTTTTACTTTAGCAGTACCACTCACTCGATTGATCCAGGATATACCTGCAGCGTTATTGCCTACAACCCAAACATCGCCAGGATGACCAGCCAGAAAAAAATTCCCGCGATCTTCATGCGTAAAGAATCCCTTCCCAGTATTAGTCGCTGTACAATATGTATTTGCCATAGTTTCCTCCTTTTAGTTTCTTATAATTCATTTTTAACTCACTGTCACCGTTTTTGCTGTCACTGGGGCATTAGCATATTCTTCAGTAGTCGTGATGGTTGCATCGGATGGATTATATCCACCACACCCTATTCCTGTAGCTATACCTCCACTTCCAGTATGTTGTCCCATTCCTCCTCGTCTAGCTTGAGCCATTGCCGTTCCAGCAGCCCAAGAAGTTCCATCATATACTTCGACCGTTGTCGACGCAGGGTAACCGCCTCCTGCCGCTACAGCAGCCGTGGTATCTCCAAAACCGCTTAGATAAGCTCTAGCCGTATTTAAATTATTCGTTTCAGTCCAAGATGTTCCGTCGTAAGTTTGAACGTTAGCAGTCGCTGTCCAAGGGGGACTGGCAGTACCATACCCTCCATAAACGATGCCCGCAGTAGCCGTTCCACCACTAGTGCCGGCCTCCTGATAGGTATTTAAATCATTTACCTCAGCCCAAGAAGTTCCATCATAAGTTTCTACATCTTTATAAGCTGTGGCTCCTGGATTAACAATTCCTCCAGCACATACTCCTGCCGTACTGGTTCCAAATCCTTGCATTCCTTCTCTGGCTCTAGTCATATTATTACCTTCAGTCCAAGATGTTCCATTCCAAGTTTCTGTCTTCTGTTGAGTGGCTGGACCCGCACCGCCCGCACATACCACGGCTGTGTTGACAGTTCCCATAGTTCCAACTTCTCGTCTTGCAGTAAGCAGATCACTTACTTCAGTCCAAGCAGTTCCATTATAAGTTTCGGCCAGATCCAGTATTCCAGAGGGACTAGATCGATATCCACCAAAAATAATTGTTGCGGCTAGCGTGCCTGCACACCCTGAACTACCCCGAGCGGTATTCATCGCTCCACCTGAAGACCAGGCTGCCGCTCCTTGAACCGATAGCTTAAATTTTCCTATAGAAGAATTATACCAAACTTGTCCCACAACATCTGAAAGAGTGTCTGGATCGGATGATAAATTTTTAATCGAATAGCCTTGTATACCTTTATAAGTAGCCATGGATTAATTATCCTTTAATAGCCAGCCTTGTGTTGAATCAACATAAACTAATGTAAAAGCCGCTCCTTCTACCGATACTGTAAGATTATCTGTGGAAGCATAAATTTTTTCAGAACCATTAGAAGCAACAGTTAAATTATTTGTATCAAATGTTCTTGCATAGTCAAGAAGTGAAACTTCGTCTCCTACGCTTCCTGCCGGAAGGGTAACTGTGCATGCTTGTGCCGTTGTATTTATTGGATAACCTTTTCCAGCGACAGCAGTTTGAGTTGCTCCTGTAACGACTGCTTGCCAAGAAGTTCCTCCTGCCACTTCGGCCCATGATAAAACTCCTGCATCTGTAGAACTTAGAACAAAACCAGTAGTTGTTGCATAGGCTAATGGTAAAACATAATCAGTACTCTCTGTTAAAACTCCAGCTCTAAAACTTGCAGAAAAACTTCCTGTATCATCCGTATCTGCACCCAAAACTAATTTTCCAGGATTGCCAGAATTTCCTGCGAGTACAAACTCTGCAGCTCCATTTGGATTAATGGTTACATCTCCACCTGCTCCATCCGTAATAGTAATATTAGTAGAATTAGTTCCTGAATTAGTATCTAAAATTAAATCTTGAGTTCCGCTCGATGTAATATCGCCTGCTGCTGTTCCTGATCCAATGACAACTTCTCCAGTTCCATTAGGAGCTAGAGGAATATTACCATTAGAAACCGATACAATCGAATTTCCATTAACATCCAAATCACCACCTAATTGGGGTGTAGTATCATCTACAATGTCAGCCATCCCTAGTGGGACTTCTACAATATTTGGATTCGTTCCGTCATCAGCTGCCGCATAAATAACTTTCCAGTCTTTTTTTGTTGTTGTCCACGTTACGCTTGATCCTGAACCACTGGCATACTTAAATTCAACCGTGTAAGCACCTGATGTGCTATTTTTAATAAAATACCAGTTTTCAACATCGATAGGAATTGTTACCGTTTTATTTCCTGTAATGGCTTGAGGAGAAACGGCACCTAGAATAATAACTCTGGTTGCAAGCGTTGCTCCTGTACCTCCATCTACAACGGGTAAAGTAGTTGTATTGACGCCTGAGCCTGCGGCATTAAGTGTTTGAACTTTATAGCCACTGGCAATCTGTTCTACGAGATTCCAGTTTGCATTAGTTAATGTTCCCCATTGACCGGATTTTTCTCCAGTCACCATTAATTCGACGCCTAAGGGTGTAAATGTTGATGGCATAATTTTTTAATCTCCTTGATTCAATAATATTTTAGATGTCTCCTAGTGTTCTGTCAACTGGACACCTTTTTGTCCTATGCTGCAATATCCACTTCTGTCCAAGTATTGCTAACTCCTGGAGTTACTTCTGTCCAAGTATTGCTAACTCCTGGAACCACTGGCGACCATGCAGATACCCTCACACTCGTGAGACTTGAAGTAAGAGCAATTCCTGTAAGTCCTACGGTTACATCATCTACATACGCAGTTCCAACAGATCCTGNTAAAGCTTGTCCTGTGACTGGCACTTCAACACCAGGAACCGCAGTTTCATTTCCTAGAGAGCTCGTTAAAGCTATTCCCGTAAGTGTAAGATTAGCGTCTGCTACAACTGTTTCAGTTCCTATAGAGCTAGCTAAAGCTTGTCCTGTAGGGTTAACAACTTGTATAGCATCAACAGTTCCTACAGAACCTGTTAAAGCTATTCCAGTNACGGGAGCACTNGCATCGGCTTCAACTGCTTCTGCTCCAATTGATATTGTAGCTGCAATTCCTGTAAGTTCTGCAAGAGCGTTTCCACCCCCGATGAGAGTACCTAAACTACCAGTTAAAGCAATTCCTGTAACGTTATCGCTAACATTTCCGTCAGCAGTAACACTACTATTACCAACACTTGAAGTTAAAGCGATTCCAGTAACCGCTACGTCAATACTAGGAAGAGCTGTCTCAGTTCCCAAAGAACCAGTTAAAGCTATTCCAGTAAGCGTAACATTAGCGTCTGCGCTAACGGTTTCCGTTCCAATAGATGTAGTTAAAGCTATTCCAGTAGCAGCTACGTCGATATCAATCGATGCGATAGCTGTTCCTGCACTTGTAGATAGAGTGGAAAGTTGAGAACCTAATCCCCACGTTCCATCGCCAAAACCTTCGACGAGCGATCCCCAGGCACCATAATTAATAACAAGACCGTTATCTTCCCAGAATTGTTCGCCCCATGCGTTTGAGCCCCATCCTGATGGTGCTGCCGCCATTTAAAACCTCCTAAGCTATTCTTAGAATCGCTGCAGATGTTGTAAAGGCTGGAAACTGTATCGTAAATGTTCCTGCTGTGGCAGTTTTATCTCCACCAAAGTCTAAAACAGCAACTGCTGCATTTGTGACTGCTGATGAAGTATTATAGATTAATGCGCCTCTTGCCGTCAGGGTAACACCCGTAAACGAAAGATCTGCAAAATCTACAATAGCCGTAAGTGTAGCGACTGAAGTTTGTTGGCCGGTTAATGCTTTCCCGCCCGCAGCATAGTCTCCACTGCCCGTATCCGTACTTTCCCCAGTAGCTGTGTATGCCGTTGCGGAAGCACTTAAATTTGCTGTGCTTAAATATAAAGCTAATTTAAATTTATCTCCTCCAGTGTCAAAATCTGCGTCACCGTCAAGAAGTTGTTTTTTAAAAGCTGTACATATTGCTTGTGATATTGCCATAAATTATTCCTTTTATTTTAAGTTTCTCCATTGTTCGGGAGAAGGTGATGGCACCGGTATTCTCGGTACACCATCTGTATATTCTCCACGTTTTCTTCGCCCCATTTGTTCTAGAGCATAAGCTTGTATAGCCCCATTATACTTCTCTTCATAGAGCTTGTACATATCCANAGGTCCTTTAAGATAGCCATAACAATTGACTAAACAGCCATAGAGTAAAAGATCAGGATCTTTAGTCGAAAGCGTTGTTGTTGTATTACTTGAACTTAAAGCTTCTGGAGTAAAGATATAGTTCAATTGAACCCCATACACCACGTCAGGTGTGGGTGCAATGACTACGTTATTAGTATCCCAATTCGCCCAGTATTTAGGAGTTCCTGTATCTGTGGGAGAAGGATAATATTCACTTATAAAACTGGTATCCCTTTTCTGTAACATAATTCGTTCAAAGGCAGCATCACCTGTTTTAGTATGAAGTTGTAAAGATCGAATAATATAACAATCGGTTGGAAGTGAAATATAACGATTGGATCCTGTCACTAAAGAAGTTTCATATTTTCTAGAATAATCAGCATCGACCGCTCTAAAAATACGAAATTCTACATCGCGAATAATTCCATCAAGAATCGTGGAAGTTAAAACGCTACTTCCGACTTCTGTGTAATCTCTTAATTTAGTTATCAGTTCTGAATACGTCATGTGATACTTATGGTTACACTCCCTAAGGTCATAGTTGCTTTTCTTTGATTATTCATTTCCGTAGGAGTTTCGGCAGGCATCATACTTGCTGCTCCTGTAACCACTCCTGTATTACTTACGTTTATACGATTCGTAGTAAGAAATTGTCCAGGCCAATACTGAGGTCCTAGAGATACTAAAATTCCAGATTTCTTCTGAGCTTTAGGATGTTGGAGTGCCACTGCATCGGCTCGATGATACGGAGGATTGAGTTGAGGTTGTTTCGGTGTGTATTCTGAAACATGCACCCACGACCCCGTCCATTCCTGAACCATTTCCAAATAAGGAAAGGCCATTCCAGAACGATCTGAAATTCTTTGTGCGTATTTTCCTGTTGCCCATGTTCCCATTATGACACCGTTGGATAATAAGCTTGCGGAGAAATATAAGCACTCGTTCGTGCTCCATCTTCCGTTAACGCTCGTTGTAATGCGTCTTCGTATAATAATTTTAAAGCTTGAATTCGGTCAGGGGCTCTTTTAAGCGCCAGTTGAGAAGCGAGTCCTGCACATAACGCAGGTAGAAACCGATTAGGTGCATCGGGATTCTTGCCGTATGCTCCTGCATCCTCGACTCTTTTCACTGCATAGTATTTTAAATGCGTATAAGTACTCGCATCGGGACTTGGGTATAAATAAATTTGAGGAGTTGCTGGGTTCACCCCTTGTCGATCGATAAAATATTGTGAAGGTTGAGCCTGTGTTCCTTTTCCAGCTAACGCTGCATAAGCTGAACGATCAATTTTTGTTAATGAAACATCGCTGGAGCTACTGGTATTATCGACTAACGTTGCATTATTAGAAATATAAGCTTCCATTACATCACTGACTCCTGCGTCAGAAGAATATTTACTTTGGCCTGCTGTTAACGCTTGAGCAATCAATACTACTTTCCATAGATTGATGCCCCGATTATTCCAGTCTTGAAGTAAGAGATTCAGGCTTCGTCTGCCTGTTTTTAGATCATAGCCACTATTGGTTCGGATGCCACAACGTTCGTAGGCTTCTTCGACAATATCGTCTATTGTTAGATTGAATGTTGTTGTTCCTGATGTCGCCATAATTCATTATAATAAATTGTCGATGTAGCCTCCGCCACTTTTCATTACGACAGTTTCTCCACCGATGGATTTTTTATCAACTTTCTTTTTATCTTTTTTAGTAAACAACTTACGCTTTCCTGCTTCATAAGCTCCTGCAACCACCGTAGCGGCAGCAATCCCTTTGCCTAATGCTGTTTTTTTAAGTATTAATTTTGCAGTTCTACCTAAAGTCATGTTTCTTTTTAAAAGTTGAGAACTTAAAGCACGACTAAATTTAGGAGGTCTCTGCA